GCTGATAGAACTATGGACTACATATCTTTCCAAGATGCAAGTAGGAAGTTCTATCAAGATACAAACAGCAGAGGTAGGTTCTACTACTACACCGGCAACTACAATGTCTATGAGGAAGTATTCAATGGTATAGTTGAGCAGACAGATTTAGTAACAGGAAATCAAGTACCAAGTATGCGAATAGAAGGTAGGGATAATGCTTCGTCTTTATTGAATAGCACAGTGGACAAGAACCTGTTATTCTCTGAGGACATGGTTCACAGTAGTCTGAACCCAATTGTTCCTGCAACAAATACCGCAACGATGGTTGTCAACAGTGTGAGTGGTAAGGTTCTCAACCATGACTCAATAACTAATTGGAATACAACTGCCTTAGCAAAGACACTTCTGTTCACTAGAGATGGTTCTACAGAGGCGAATAATATGATTTTCATAGGAGAGGTATCATCGGCAACGACAACTGCTACAACTCTAACACACAAGCCTCTAGCAAACATTTCAGGTAGTACGACAATCTTCTACTATGACCCGTTCACAGAAGCAACATATCTCTCAGGAACCAAAGCGATTGGTAGTAATCCAAGCATAACAGAGACTTCCACGGACTTCTCTGGTATAAGCGATAAGGGTATCATATTCCAAGACTCTTTCTCATTTGATAGAAGCGTCACAACAAGCAAGTTAGAGGGTACATCAAACTCAGGCTCGTTCTTGGAGAACAGAACACTAGGATTCGATGTTGCTAATCCAATCAGTATCAATGCACTAGATAGCGGTGTATCGACACAGGACTCCACCTTTGCCTTTCAACTATCTAATGAGACAGGGGTATCCACGACTAAGATTAGCAAGATGACATTTGCATCAGAGATGTTTGATGTGGTTGAGACAGTCTCAAAGGATGATGGTGGATTCAGAATGTCAATCGCTCCGATATGCCCAATAGTCATGGGAAGAATAGAAAGCAACACTAGTGATTCTAGAACAACGAACTCTCTATATCTAGTTAATAACAACATCAACTCAGGTGGCTTCATTCACAGAATAGATACACAGGATGGAAGCACAGGAAACTTAGACTACTCAGGATATGACTCATTGTGGACACCAAGAGAAACCTACAGGTATTGGGACTTGCAGAAAATAACATATGGCACACTAACCAAAAGCGATGCAGGTATATATCAGAGTAAAGACCACACACAAGCAATCAGTGCTTATGCGATAGCATATCCGATAAAGGGAAATGGCAAGGCTCCATCTTCAAACACCACTTCACCTTCTAACGCTCCTGTGCATGGCAGTAACATAAACGATGCCAATTATGACCTTAGAAATGTATCAGATAGTCCCTTCCAAGATGCGGGTTCTGTAACAAGCGTTGTTCCACCTAATCATGTGTTAATAGCAAATGGAATAAGAAAACCCGAAATTGACAAACTACTGAACTTCGCACCCAAGGCACAGAAGTATGAGTTATTCGCAACTGGTGACTTGTTTCCTTATTCAAAGTTGAGATACAACAACATAGGCAGTCAGACACTAAACTTCGATGACCTTTCCTGTCTATTAGAGAGCGAAGGCACACCATCCTCTACTAGCACTTCACACTCTTCCTACTCAGGAAAAACAGCAGTTAGCGAGAAGAGAGACACCAATTATGAGAGAGTGTCGATAAAGTCTGCTAGTACAACGACAAACAACATCAAGAGATTCGGCATCGCTAGACTAGTGGAAGCAACGTTTGATTGGCACTTCAATCCAGTTGACTCAGATACACTACCATTGCCTAATGATGCTATGTTAGACATAACGAGATATCAGATGTACAGGGCTAGGGAAAGCAGTCCATCTACCTTAGCAGTCACTGTAGACGGCTCAGGAAACAGGGGGCTGACTTTCACTGGTGGCGGTACTATATCTCTTGCAGCAGGTGATGCTCTCTTCAAGGCCGATACTGGTGAGTTAGTCTTTGCAGTAACAGGAACAATAAGCAGTCTTAGCAGTGGCGGTACTTCTAGTGTATTAGTGAATCTTGGAGGGTTGGCAAATAACACAAGCACACCTGCATATCTAATTAGAGAATACAATGCATCCGGGTTTGAATTGCAGAAGTTCGAGGATGGTGGTTTACAGAATCTTAGTGGGAGTGATGATGCGAAAATAGACTTCACTAGCGTATACCTAGCAAGACCAAACTTATTCACAGAGAGTGGCAAATTCAAGTATGTCAGATTGAGTGAGGGAGGAGATGCGTTCTCACCTCCAAGCGTTTTCCTACCATTCGTCTTCTCGGCAAATAACTCAGACAGCAGTAACAAGAATGTATCTGACCAGTCTCCATATCACCCTGATAACACATGGCATACGCTATCCAATCAACCATACTTCCATAGTTCAAGAGTTCTCGCTGGTCTTCAGCATAATCGTGGGAATCAAGCAGATTTAGCAAACAAAGACAAGTATGGTTTGGAGCAAGACACGCACATATACGAGAACTGCATCGCTGTATTCAGGAACATCAGGAAGGTCTCAAATGATGGGCCACAAGTGCCATCCGATTTATTCCAAACAAGTGCCATACTAGGAAGCAATGATGAAATCTCTGACTTTGAATCATACTTCTCAAGTTTTGCAGGAGGCTCAAACAACGCATCTACCGACTTAGACCAGCACACTGTTAACACTATGGTATTCCAACACTCAAGCAATACCTTTGCTATATCCGGAACCCATACAAGGTCAGGCGTTGCTAATTATAGTGGCGGTGAGTCATTTACAAACAAAGGAACTCAATACTTCTTGGCAGAGAATGAGAGCAATGCCCTAACCGCAACAACGCATGACCTACATGATGACGATGACTTCACCTCTAGCAATAATGGTGGTTTGTACAGAGCGCAGATGATGATTAAGCCGGTGCTAGATACCAGTGATGCCTATGTGACAGTCAGTGGAAACACAATCACTATCAATGTAGAGAACAACTCTTCAAGACATGCTTGGGTATCTTTCGTCCCAAACCTAACAGGATACTACTTGGTATCTGAGAAGGAAGAGGAAAATCAGTTAACCACAAGTCTAGGGAGCAATGATGTAACTGGAAGTCAGCAAGGTGAGATATTTGATAGTTCATCAGGTGGAAACATAGGTCACATAATGAAGATAGTCAATCATACGCACAATCAGGCCACACTAAATGATGGTACTTACCAACATGTCTTGACATTGGACAGGGACTATCCATCGGACTTGACGTTTACATTAGGTGGTGTAACACAACATAGAGGATTCAGACCTAGACATCGTTTGATGAAGTTGGCGGAAACGACATTCAGAGACACGCCTAATGAGATAGTCTTCAACAGATTGCAATCGAATGGTCTGAACTATGGAGAGACATCCTCTAACTTCCTAACAGGAGCAGTGGATGGCAAGACTCCGAGTGACTCTTCCATACGACACATGAATGAAGGGGTGTACAGTGCTTATGTCGTCATGAACCTAGACGTAGCACCTGACTCTACCAGTCTTGGTTCAGACTTGAACATACATTCGGTGATACCAGCCCGTGATGACAAGTCCAAGGCAAACCTGCCTTTCTCGGATGGTGACTCCTTTGATTGCTTCATTACGGATGGTGTGAATAGGCAGAGAAAGAGAATGTCTGTCTCGATACTAGAGGCTAGTGCAACAGAGGGGAGAAGAAGAGCAGAGTACAAACTTACATACGAAGGAACGTTGAATGGAAACGGAGTGGTGTCCTTTGGCGAAGTAATAGACTTAGAACTCTCAAGAAAGCCTGATTTGGATGCAATATCAAAGTGTCACATAGGCACTAGCATACTAGTAGGGGATGAAGTGGAAGTAGAGATGGAGAGAATAGCGAAGGAGGCTGGTCTCACAACCGATATCATACAAACCCAATCAGAGTTCACTGGTAACATAGTGAACTCAGTTGCTGATAACGTCATAACTTGCAAGAAGGCAATACAGAACGTAAGTGCTGGTGATGTAATCTACACGCATGAGGGATTCCCGGTTGGTGAAGTAGCATCGATATCAGGAAGCACCATAACAATCACAGACGTACATACAGACAATGACGTTGATTTGTGGTTCGTACCTTCGCAGAATGACGAGTTAATCAAGAGGGATAAGAAGACATTCGTTGCAACAAACAACTTCACAAGAACTCCTGCTTTCAATGCGATGAACCTTTTAGCATCGAAAAAGAATCTTGATTTTAACATCAAGGGTAAAAAAGCCACATTTCGGAATGTAAATGACACATCTCTTTTGAGAAAACAGCGAATTTCATATGAAAATAATAGAGTGATAAAAGTTGAGAGTAACTCTTCACTGTTTGGAAGGGCAGGTAAGGTGACTGTTGTTGGTGATAGAATACGAGCGAGTGTTGCGAAAGATGACGATGGAGCAGAGGTGACATTCGTTGATTCGACAATCAGAAATATCTCTGATGCAAAGATAAAGGCAACAGAACTATTGGAGATACACAGTTCTGACGCTAAGAAAATAACACTAACGCTTGAGAAGAAAGGACTAGAGATGTTGGAGGCAGGAGATATAGTTAGCCTTGACTTCCCACAATCAAACATACCTTCAGGCGATTATGTAATATTCGAGATAGAAGACGTTCTAGCAGGGACTATGACCATGACAGTCAACACATTCGATAAGACAATTGCTGAGAGATTGTCTGAATTAGGAACAGAGCAGAGGTCGTCAAGTTCGACTCTGTTCAATAGAAACTCCCAAACTGTCAGTAGTGGCAACCTACTTACCGATAAGATATCGGTAAAGACAGTTCTTGTAGCGTACACTGTTACAGGAACTGGACAAACATCAAACACTGGTTTTGATGACTTATTTGGTTTCACTGAGACACTTGGGTTTGAGACAGGAACAATAGTGTTGAATGACTATAGTAGTGAGGATTGAAGATGACAGTAGTGAACATAGGGGCAGCAGGTATTGCTGAATTGATAAAGACGAATTACCAAGTGATAGCGATAGGAGATGGTAGGGACACTACCTCTGCCAGTCAAACAGGAATGAATCACTTTATTGCTAAAAAAACTGGACAAACACCTACTAGAGTTGGTTCTACATTAGTGTACAATGTGGACTTCACAGGGAGTCAGATTCCTGCATCGGGTGTGTCGGAAATAGGTATCTTTGAAAATGGAAGTGATACTAACACAGCCAACCCTCCTGACGGAGATTTATTGAGCCGAGTTACCTTCACAAGCACAGGGACGGTAGCAGCCAACGATACAGTTTCGTTTACAATCAGAATAGAGGTGGATGGAGAATGACTACTACAACGAACCCCGGCCTAATCACAACAGTATCAACAAGCCTGTCCTCGCTAGACTCTGCTCAGTTGAAAGATGGTGTAGATAACATACACTCAGGAATCATCAAGTCTCTGCAAATAGCAACAGGAGAAAACCGGGCATTAAGTGGGTTCGGTTTGACTCAAGTTGATGGAGGCTCAACCACCTCATTCCAAGTTGCAACTGGAACGATTCTTCGTGCGGGTAAACTAGTCAGTGTATCAGGAGCAACTCTAACTACCACTAACTCCACAATAGGTGCTGGTAGCGTTGACTGGTATGGGGTTATTGTCGTTAATTCTAGCAACGCCTTAGCATGGAGGTCAGGTTCAGTAACGGGCAAGGCCAACAATAGTACCTCGACAGTTGCAGAACTTAGTGCTGGTGATATTCCAGTGATAATAGTGAAGGTAGCAACGGGGGTAGATGACGATGTTACAAACAGACCACATCAGTATGTGGGATACACTCAGACAAGCAGAGAGTTCTCAGCGATAAACAGTAGTGCAGAGACACTTAGGATAAACTCCGATGGAACTGTTGTTAAAGCAGGAAACGCTGGTGCAATATCATTTCCTAGTGTTGGTAGCAGTGCTAGGACACTTGCAACTACGAATGACATCGCTAGTCTAGGAACTGGCAACTTGGCAGATGATGCAGTAACTGCTGCTAAATTAGCATCGGATGCTGTTGTCACAGCGAGTATTGTGAATGGAAATGTCACTACTGATAAGATTGCAGATGATGCTGTCACGTTTGCAAAGATGCAACACACAACAACGAACAACAGACTCTTGGGTGCAGCCACTGCTGGTGCGATTGGAGAGGTGCAGGTCGCTACTGATATGATAGCAGATGACGCAGTGACTTCGGCTAAGATTGCAGATACCACCATAGTCACTGGTAACATAGCGAATGAGGCAGTGACTCTTGGTAAGATACAGAATATCGCTAATAACACTGTTCTAGGAAACGTTAGTGGCGGTAGTGCTAATGCCATCGAACTAAGTGCTACACAACTTCGCACATTGATTAATGTTGAAAACAATGCAGATGTCACTAACACTGCTAGAGTTAAGACAGCGTTGAATGCAGATATGGGTGGTAACTTTACAATAGGAAATCAATCAGATGACACTGCTACTTTCTCCGG